CGCTCAAAGCTAAATATACTTTTTGTTTCTTTTTTTAAAAGAATAACACTTTCACTTACATTCTCACTTACATTATCATTTACACTTACATTTACATTATCAGTTGACGAAATTGAACGCTCGTTGACTTCCGTTGAATTTCGTTTACGGATTTCAGCACTTTTTAAACCCGCTTGTCTTCGTTGTTCTGTTTGATTGCTCCATTTTACTAAATCCCTTTTTAACTGGGTTTTAATAGGCTCAAAAGCAATATTTAAAATAAGCTCTTCACTAATCGGATCTTCGTCATTAACGTAAGCGAAAATGTGTTTAAATAATCTACCAGCAATATCGTCTGGAAGTTGGTCGATTAATCCTTTTGAGTCTGAATATAAAACAAAGGATTTTTTGTTTTCTGCCATATTTTTAAAAATATAAAAGCCCACAATTTCAGTCGGGCAGGACTTACTTTTGTGAGCTATTTATTAAAATCTTAATAGTTATTGAGCCTGCCCGAACAATAACATTGCCAAATATAAAAATTTTATTTTAATTAAAAAACTTTTTACATATTTATTTTAAATTGACTAAAACCAATTTTATAAGGTATGTAAATATAGCCTTTTTTACGCTTTGTTTTATGAAATACGAGCCAATCATCGTAAGTCATTAGTTTTTTCATTGTATCGCCTGTATTTAAGTTTATTGCAATGATTTCAATTTCGTTCATTATTTAAAATCTTTACATTTCAAATCATATTGAAATTTTTTACCAATTAGCTCTTCCCTTGTATATTTGTAATTTCTTTTTTGATCCGATTCGAATTCTAATTTTTCTACAAATTCAACCCCATACCTTTTAATTAATCCTTTTCTATATTCCAATAGGTTTCCAGATAAATATTTATTGCAGTGAGTATTGCATTGTTTATGGCAATTCCTTTCGTCAAACATTAAACCCGAATACATGCCAGCAGAAAAATAATGTCCTCCGGCCCAATCGTTTGTGTTTTGATTTCCACAACTAATACATGGCAAATCTTTATCTCTTAGCCTGACATATCTTTGAAATGATTTTTTAGCTTCGGCTTCTAAGTCTGAAAGCGTTTTCAACTTTTCTTTTAAGATACTTTTTTCTTTTTTAGCTTTATTTGCTTTTAACTTGTTTGAATATTCAATCGCACATTTTGGCGAGCAAACCGGAATTAATGGTCTGTTAGGAGTAAAAACTTCACTACAAATTTTGCAGCGTCTTGGCTTTATTTTATTAATCATAAATTTAAAGTTAAATCCTCGTTTGGAAGCGGACATTCCACAGAAAACCATTCTTTTAAAAACTCTCTAATTTGAAAGTGATACTCTTCCTGGTCCGTTGTTGTGTTTTCGGTTGTGCTTTTTGGAATATTAATAACCTCTCCGGTTTTTTCGTTTATAATCTCAATCGTATTAAATTGCATTTTATAAAAGTCATGAACTTTTTGGCTACTCCAAACTTCTCCCCATTCGCTTTTTATGGCTTGTTTTGTTATTGGTACAATAATACCCCAGTAATAACTATTTTGATTATTAGAACGCTTCTTTTTAGGCTTATCAAAAGTAATTAAAACATCTTTACCCTCGAAACTTTTTATCGTTTCTAAAATTTGGCTTCTGTTCCTTTTTAGGTTGCCGTTTATTACGTTTGATGTTATAGTTATTTTCATAGTAAAAAAAAGGAGCCGAGATATCCCTTATCGGCTCCTAATTTATTTAATTAAAAAGGTAAGTCTGACTCGCTAATAATGTCAGCTCCTAAAACCTCAATTTCAACTGGAGCACTTTCTTTTAAGTTACCAAAGTAAAACCGGTCCTCTTTACTGGCTCCCTTAAAATTACTTTGAAAACTTGCAACGTTTCCATATTTGTCAAGTTCGTCATTTACCCAAACTCTCACGTTTAAATAAATTTTTCCATTTTCATTTTTTGAAAACGCTCGGTTTCCAACTTTTGCCTGTTCCATTAATTTACTGAAATCAATGGATCCGTAATAAGAAGTTTTAACTCCCATAGTAATAAAATTTAAAGATTAATAAAATATTGTTCTAATTCAGCACTAACCGAATATTTTGATTTGATTTGCTCAATAGTTGCGTTTGCCTCTTTTGCTTTTTGCATAACTTCTCTTGAAGCGTTTGGTTTGTTTTGTACTGCTTTTTGACCGTCATCGTCATCAGCTCCAACGCAAACAAATGATTGTAAAGCATATCTCCTTGCGTAGCTTATTCCTGATCCTTGTGCCTGAGCGTCGTTTATTTTATTATAAACAATCTCAGTCAACGATTCCATTAACTCGCCTGATTCGTGCAATAAAATAGTTTTTACAAAGTTTTTTCCGTCTGTATGTACAATGGGTTGTAATACGCTTATTCCGTTTGAGTTTAATACTGGAATGACTGCCTCTCTAATTGAGTTTAAGTCAGCGTATTTTGACTTAAAGAAAGGATTTGTTGAGCCTTTTTTTGGATTGCTCATTTCAGTTTGTGCTTTTAATAAAGCCGTTGCAATTTGTTTCATAAGATAAGATATTTAATTGTTAAAGATAATTAGTATGTAATTGATAAACTTGACTTTCTGTTTGTTGTGCTTACTTTTGGTATTTCAATACCCTCTGAGTCGTAAACCGTATTTTCTACTTTTCTAACTGTTTTTAAAAGTTCCTCTCGTTCTTTTAATTGAGCTTGTAAATCCGCATAAATTGGATCCTCTGAGTAGTTTAAACTTTCGCCTCCGTTTCTGAAAGTGCCTTTAATTCCAAAAGCCTCGAAGTTTTCTTGTCCTAAGCTCTCTTTTAATTCAGCCTCAATAATTGATAATGCCTCTTTTAATCGTAAAGCCTGAGCATAAACCTCAACTTTGTTAACTTCTCCAGCATCTAACAAATCGGACACAAACTTTTTACTTGTTAATTGGATTTCTTTTTTTGATGGTAAGAAATTGTTTGTTTGCAATTCCTGTTCACGCATCAACTCGAATAATTGTTTTGACATGATTTTGATTTTTTGGTTAAGCAAATTTAATAAATATTTTTTAATTAAAACTATAAAAAGGTATTTATTTTGTTTTTACTGGTTTTAATATTTGCAACTTTACTTTTAAGTCGTTTCTAATTATACAAAGGTCTCGTGCCTTTACAGCTTCCAACTCAGTATCGAAAAATCCACAAAAATAAGTAACTCCAAAGTGAGTAACCTTTGATTGATATTTGCAAATACCTCTTTTGTAATTTACTCCGGTGTATTTATTCATTGTCTAAAATTTCTGTGATTGCCTCACGTTCCTGAATAATTAAGATTTCAAATATTTGTCGTTCGTAAATTGTTAACTCGCTCCAGGTTTTGCCGTTTAAAGTTACTCTTCCATTTACTAAAACTAATTTGATTTCATAAGACAATCTCTCGCCTTGCACCATTGGTTCTGTTCCTATTATTTTTTCCATTTTGATTTTGATTTTACGGGTTCGTCGTTTAAATATGGTTTGGTTATTTCTGCAATAAAAAGTTTTATTTGGCTTTCAATTGGCAACGGCAATAAATCGTTGTATTTAAAAGTCTCAACTCCTCTTTTATATTTTGGCTTTCTCCCAGCCCCTCGTTCGTTCTGTATCATTGTTTATTTGTTTTTAAATGTTTCGTTGTAGTATTGTTCTGCCGTTCTACAATTAATTTTTGCATCAACTTCAAATTGGTACGTACTTCTTCTATAAGCATCAATAATCTGTTGTTTTTCCATTTCTTTGGCTTCTTTAAACCATAAATTTATATTACCAACTAACTCTTCTTGTGAAGATTTTGCTAATTTTTCGTGCAACCATTCTACTGCTGTCATAGTATTTTATTTTAAAGATTTCATGTATTTAATTGCTGACTCTGGATTTGTAAACTTTCCTAAAAATGTAGTTGAAAGTGTAATTCCAAAAAAAGTAATTTTTTTATGGACGTAAAAGATATATTCTTTATAAGTAAGCTCGTAAACTTTTTTAAATGGTTTCATAAATTTGCAGTATTAGTCTTTTTTCTTCTTGTTCTTCAAACGTTAATTTGCCAAAAGTTGAATATAATAACTCAAGCTCTGCCAATCTTTTTAATTGACCTTGCAATCTTAAAATATTCCTAACTTTATCTTTTTCTCTTCGTTCTAAAATTTCTATTTGTTCTAAAAGGATTTGTTCCTCAGTGTATAACTCTTCGTCTCTTTCAGTTTCGTAGTTACCAGCTTTCCAGTCGTCGTAATTGTTCATAATGTTAAGATCTAAAAATGAATTGAAATAAAATGTACATTGCCATTAAATAAGCGAAATTCTGTTGGTTGATTGATTTTGATAAAAATGTTTTCATGATGTTTTGATTTTGTTGTTTTAATTAATTTATAGTACAAATTTAATATAAATTTTTTAATTACAAGACAAAAAGACAAAAAAAATTAATAAAAAAAAACCACTCAGTTAGAATGGCTTTATTTTACAGGGGTTTAAAGGTATTTTAAAAAATGTAATTATTAATAGTTTTTTGCTTTTCGTAGTAATTCATTGTTGTAAAACTGCTTTTTGTGTTTTTAAAATTTACTTTTACCCAATCAGACGGAGGGCTAAACGCTCCAAAATTTTGATATTCAAAAGCCGTTGAGCTAGTTAAATCGAAAAGTAATTGATGACTATCTCCCTTTGAGAATTCTATTTGATAGCAATGCAATTTGTATTCGTCAATATAGTTTTTAATCTTTTCTATTTGAACTGCATCCAAGTGCGGTTTAAATCCAAACTTTAAACTTTTGTCGTCTTTACCATGCGTAAGAATAAAACAACGATTGTCAAATATATAATGATCAATAAATTTTCTTTGATTGATAACGGAAACGTTTTTATATTTTAGTTCAATATACGATTTGAAAGCAGAATTAACAATATATCCAAAAGCTCCAGCGTGGTTGTCGTTGCAAATATTTACAATTTCTATTTTGCTATAATACTGAAATAAAGCATCGATTAAAGTTATTTTAAAACTTAAAGCAAAGTCAAAGGCTTTTTGATTATCCATGTTTTGAGGCAATTCGTGTCCTCCTCTAGTAGTCATTCCGTTGTAGCCGTCCATAAAGTCGCCTAACTCGTGAATCAAAAGTTTGTTTGATTTTTGATTATTTATGATTTCATTTACAAATATATCACGTCTTTTAAAAAGCTCCTCTTCATCCCAAGATCCGTCGTATAAAGAATGCCCGTCACTTACTTTCATCCCAACGTGAACGTCTGTTAAAACGGCTCGATCAAACAAAGCCTTTTGATTGATCGCTTTTGGCTTTATATCAACTGGTGTTATTTTGCCCTCAAAAAATTTTGTAAAATCAATTTGTTCCGGATCAACAATTTGTTCTTTTATTGGCTCCGTAATAATCCACTGCTGCCCGTTGGTAACGTTTGTAGAAACTCTTTTAATTTCGTGATTTGACGGAATGTCAATTAGTTTTTTTTGTCCTAATTTTTCAACTGTACTAATTACTTTACCGCTGTCGTTTAATGTTCGCCTAACTTCTTTAAATTCAGTTGAATGAAAGTCTCTTAATTTTTGCAGTTGATCAATTTGCTCTTTTGTTAGGAAATAGCGTTCATTACCTAATGAATTCTCTTTTCTCTTTTTTAAAGCCAAGCCCAACGCAATAGCTTCCATTTCGCTTAATCTAGTTCGTTTTTTCAACATAAGTTAGATGTTTTTAATTGCAAATCGCAATTTGAGATTCTTTATAGAAATAATTTCTTTTTAATTTCTCTATAAATATACATTCCAATAGGAATAAGCAGAAGCCATAAATAAACAAAATAGTTTACTTTTTTATCTATAATTTTATTCTTGTTGATTTTGATTTCTTTTTTCTTTTTTGAAACTTGTTTTAAAGCCTTTTTTGAGACAATTTTATTTGAGTTATCTGAATATACCTTATTTGCTTTTTTATATGTTAAAACAGCGTTTTTATAGGTAATTCCGCCAACTATCATTTCAACTCCACAAACTTCTGGTTTGATTTCAATCTCCTCAAAGTTTTCCGTTATTTTAATGTTGGTATTTATCTTAGAAACTGAATCTGTTTTTGTAACTGAAATTGAGTCCGAATTTAAAACCTCTTTATTTTTGTCAATAGTTACTTTTCTGGACGCACATCCAAAAAAAGTAATTGCTAAAAATAAAAGGATTAATTTTTTCACTCGAAATTGGTATAATAAGTTTTTATTCCGTTTCTCTTTGCTCTTAAAACTTGTTTTTTGTTTAAGCCTTTTTTAAATGATACATGAACCCAACTATAATCGAACTCATTTATAAGCTGGTCAAATTCCAAATTGTCTTTGATAAAGTCAAAAACTTGTTTGTTTGTTATGCTGGTCCCGTCCACATCAATATCAATTGCCTCTCCTAAGCAATGTTGACTCTTTGCGGCTCCGTTTACCGCATTATTTAATATTCTGGATCTATACCCACTAGAAATATGAATTGGTACTTTAAAATGGTCTCTAATAGGCTGAAATACATTTAAAGCTAGGTCCTTTAAATTTTCTAAATGCTCAGCGGTTGGCATATTGTTTATGCCTCTCCTTTTTGCAGACTCACTTCGTACAACTTCGGCAAGTGATAAATTTTTAGATAGTTGCATTACTTTGTAATTTCGTCTAAGTCTGTTTTTATCTCCTTAGCTCTATTAAATGACTTTTTTAATAATTGCCAAATGTCAACTTTAAATGTCTCCTCAATATTTTCCTTAATAGAAACCAACTCGACAAATATTAAAAGAATAGCACATATTTTCGTAAACATAAAATCAAACCCAAAAGCGGATTTGATAAATTCATTCAAAACAAAATTGTCAATTAAGTATAAAAATACAATACAAATTTCGTATAAAGCCATTTTTGAAATTATGTTAGATAATTTTCTGCTTCGGATCGATTTCCAGCCATTTAATTTAATTGACTTAAAAATACCCGTAAAAGTGTCTAAAATAATAGCCGAACCGACTGCAATTAAAAGTCCATAAATTGGAACAAATAATAAAATAAGACTTGTAAAAATGTAATTTAAATACTTCATTTAATAAAAGGGGATGCCTCAACACCCCCAAACTTTTTAATTAACCAATTCTTTTTCAACTTCTTTTTCGTCCTGTTTTGGAGCTACCACGTTAATTGCCTGAGCTACTGCAACGGCATCGTTTAAATTTAATAAGCCTTCTTTTTGAGCTAAATGTGCAACTTGTACTAAAATTTCGATTGCTTGTTTTGTTTCCATTTTGGTTATTTTTTTAATTTAAGTTGTAAAGATAATAAAAATTATTTTTTTTATGATTTTGAAATTATATTATTTACTCTTCTGTTGTTTCCTCCTCTTCAACTGGAGCAACTTCCTCAACTACCTCTTCAACTACTGTAGCTACATAATCGCCAGTAATTACTAAATTTAATTGACCTGCAATCCAATCCCAAGCGTAATTATCAACTTCCCAAGCTGAATAGTCTTCGCCAGACATAGTCAAGTTACCTTGAGCTAATAGTTGCATTGATTCAGATAGTAAGGAATAGTAAAATGTAGCTGAATTTCCAAGCGATACATTTACTGCGTAAGCATTTAAAATAGTTGCTGTCTGTGTTGTTCCGTTATCCCAAATTGAGATTGATTCAATTGTTTTCATTTTTATTTATTTATTTATTTATTAATACATACAGTCATAGGTATCTATAACTACTCCTGAATTGTTTATTTGATACGAATAACCTCCAACAGATGCACCTGAAACTTCATACCAAAGGTCGTTTCCTTGAAATGCCACAGTTAGTGAACCATTTGTAAAAAACTGGTCACCTAAAAAAGGACTTAATACAGACGAGTAAACAGTAGTTGGAAATGATTGCCCAAAAATACACGCACTTGAACCTGTAATTCTAGGTAGTGAAAGCGAAATTGGATATCCCCCAGCCACCCAAGTACTTTTAGGTACTAATTGGTTAGATGCATAATCTTCCATATATGAACTGTCAAGAACGTATTTAGTCAAAGCGTCATTTTTAGTCATACATTGGTTAGATACGACAGTTGATTGTCCAGGTTGCAAAGTAAAATATCCACTTTGCGAATCTGTATAACTTACCATTTGATTCGATTGCAAATCACTCCAAGCCATTATATTTTAGATTTTAAGTAAGCAATTTCTTTTTCCATTTGAGATATCTTGGCAACTAATACTTCTACATAGTTAACAGATAAAAATCCTTTTTCGTCTTCATTAACCGCATCAGGCATTACTTTTTGCACCTCTTGAGCCGAATATCCAACGTGTTTTTTATCGTCTCTTTTATCTTTCCAATAATAATTCATTGGCTTGATTTCTGAAACGTTATAATCGTAATCGGTAACGTCTTTTAATCTTATATCAGAACTATTGAAAAAACCCGTTGCAGTTACGGTACTGCTAAATGTAGCTGCTCCAGCTGAAGTGATAGTTAACCTTGTACCTAAAGACCCACCGTTTAAAGTTTGAAAAACTAAATTTCCAGTTGTACCAGGATTTCCTAATCCTCCATAAATTGCAGCACCAGCAATATAAGTCGTGCCGCTCCTTGCTCCAAATTCAATTCCTTGTCCAGCTGGACCTACGCTTGTAACATCTAAATCTCTAAACACTTGAATAGCTGGAACTCCAGAATTTCTAAATATACCTTTTTCAGTAGTTACACTTCCACTAAATACCATATTTAAAGTTCCAGTTGGATTGTGCATTATTGCATTAGTTGCGCTATTTATTACCGCCCAATCAGCATAAGAACCAGCGCCAGCCGTTGTTAAAGTTCCCCAAAATCCGCTACTTTGAATAGTACCGTTTGCATTTACACTAAAAACACTTGCTCTTGCAGTTCCATTAACGTCAAGTTTGTAACCAGCGTCTGTTGGAGTTGATCCGATAAAAGTATTTCCGTTTGAGAAAATACGAATACGTTCTGCATTATTTGTAAGTAAACGTAAATCAGATGAAACAGCAGTTCCTATTTCAAATAAAGAGTTTGTATTATCCCACACTAAAAATGATTTCGTAGTTCCATTATTAGCGAAATATTGTGTAGTATATCTTTCTCCACCATTATCTAAAAATAAAACGCTATCGTTTCCACCTTTTATGTGTAGCTTTTTTGTTGGACTTGTTGTTCCTATTCCTACGTTGCCTGTAGATAGCAAAACCATTTGATTTAAAGAACTTCCAATTCCAAAACCTAAAGATTGATTAGCACCTAAATAACTAATATTTGCATCATTTGTAGTTCCGTCTGTAAGTGTTAATTTTGACGTATAATATGCACCAGTATTTTCAAGTCTTAAAACTGCAGAAGGATTTGAACCTGATTCTGATTTGTTAACTTGTAATTTATATGCAGGACTTGCTGTTCCTATACCTACATTTGTTCCATTGTCAAAAATAGAACTATTACCAATAGCACTTGAACCAGTAAATTTAGGAATGTAATTTGTTGTTCCTGTCCCTGTAACTGGATTAGTTAAAGCATTTTGTTTGCTATTGAAAGTTGTCCAATCAGCAGAACTTAAAGCACCTCTATTTGTTGCACTTGCAGTTGGAACGTTTAAAGTAATAACTGGAGTTGTAGTACCATTTGCAACCGTTGAAGATAAATCAGTTCCTGTTGTGCCTAATGTTATAGCAGCAACACTTGTAACCGTTCCACCTGAACCAGTTGAAACAGAACCATCCGCCATTAAAAATTGTGAACTTGTACCGCCTGATTTTACAAATGAACCAGCAGTTAATGCTCCCGTGTTTGGATTGTATTTTAATGTTCCTACTGTATATAAAAATTCAGCAGTTGGTGAACCGTTATTTGCATCGGCAAAAGTTATATAATGGTCTGCGTTTGTTGTATTAAAAACTGTATTAACAGAAGCAGCGTTTCCACTTACACTAATCGGCCAAGTTCCAGTTGGAGTTCCACCTAATGTTAAATCGCCAGAACCAGTTACTGTTCCTGTTAAAGTTAAACCACCATAGCTTCCCGTACCATTTACAGAAGTTACACTTCCGTTTCCAGTTCCTGCTCCAATTGATTCTCTAAAAGCATTTCCGTCAAGCCATTCTACTGTATTGTCAGCATTTGCTCTAATATATGCTTTTGTTACTGGATTAGGATTTGGTATTGTAAAAATATTTGCTCCTACCGTTGTAGCTCCTAAATTAATTCTTGCAGCTCCAGCAGTTGTTGCTCCAGTTCCACCATTTGCAATTGCAACCGTTCCTGATAAATAAGTAGTATTATCATAACTAATTGTTGTTCCTGAAATTTTAACAAAACCAGTTCCATTTAATGCAGCTTGTTTTGCGTTCCAAGTTGCCGCACTTGCAATATAAGCATCCGCTAAATCAGTATTTAAATGCAATTCGTCTAATAAAGTAACTCCACCTAAAATACTCGCAGCGTTTCCACTTCCTGAGCTTTTTGTAACTGTTAAAGCCTCTCCGTTACCTCCCTTGCTTATTGTTGCTGCCGCACCTGATCCACTTGCGTGGTTTACAACTAAGTCCGATGCAGTTAATTTATGACTTCCTAAATCAACGTTTCCAGTTGCACCAGTGTAAGGAACTTTTAACCCTAAAGCTGTATTCAAGTCTGTTTGACTTGACAAAGTACCTTCAATTAATCCCCAAACAGCATTATTTTCAGCAATCTCAATGTAAGCTGAACCGGACCAACGATATACTTTATTCGTGTCTATTGTTATGTAAATTTTTCCAGTCTCTCCAGTTGAAGGTAAAGCGGCGTAATTAGCAACCTCAACAACGTCATCAACATAACTTGGCAATTGAGAAGCTGGAACCTTTCCGTCAACTAAGTCAGCTTTTAAATCCAAAGCGTCTTGTAAGTCTGTTTGAGTTTCAATGTTCCCCTCAATTGACCCCCATGCTCCACTTGCTGCAATTGGAATTTCTACTCCGATAAACCAATAAGTACCATTTGAAACCAAAGCGTTTAAAGGTTCTGTTGTTGTTATTGCTGAGCCTCCTCCAACGTTTGGAAATGTTCCAGGACCTACTAAAATAAATTCCTCTTCTGTTGTAGCCGGTAAAGTTTGTCCGTCTGTAACATTAACGGCTCTAAAACCTACGCTTCCCTCAACGTCAATAATAGAACCTATAAAAGTTGCTAAGTCTTGTAAATTACCTTTCTTTAAAATACCCGCTACCTCGTGAGGTATTAAGTCCGTTGTATTGTACCCCGCACTTGCGAGTTCGCTAACCTTTACGGTCGTTGTAGTTGTTGGATCTATTGCCATTTTTTTATACTTGTATTAAGTTTGAATTTCCGTCTTGTACTATTACGCTTGGATTGCCATTGTTCAATAATACCAAAGCGTATGATGCCATTAAAGGCTGTCCGAAGCCGTTTAAAGTTCCGCTAAATGTAATTAATTCATTTACAGTAGCCGCTTCCGAAATATCAGTTATATAGGCTTTACCATAATCAACAATAGGGAAATTTTCCCCTTGTATTTTCCATTCTAATAATTGACGATCTCTTTTAAGTTCTTTTAATCGGTCATAACTTGCAACTTCAAAATCTCCTCCAGCTATTGTAGAATTGACTTGTATGCCGTTAAAACCGATGCTATAACTTTGCATAGTTGGTCGGCTTGTGGACCAGCCTGCATTGTCTCTTGTTGTTGTGTCAATTGTTTCTGAGCTTTCACTAAATGAATTATCACTCAAACAACCTATCGGGATATATACTCCTTCAAGTTTTATATATAAGATTCTCTCTTCTCCTTTAAAATATTCCATACTACAAAATTAATAAATTTTATGATGTGATTGTGACCTTTGTTGTGTTTCCATAATCCAAAGTTAGATTATAGTTTATATCGGTAAGCTCCTCGCCAAATAATTGTAAAAGTTTTACGCTTGTTATATTTCTTGAAGCGTCAAAACTCCATTCCAAAGGTAAAAATTTACCTTCTAAATTATTTATTGAAATAATAGACAAATAAGGCAAATATCCATAAATGTCTCCAGTAAATATTTTTTGAGGTCTTTGATGAACTCTTAATATATCCTCAACGGCAATTTGTAAAATTGCTTTACTTTCTGTTTTGTCTTTTCGGAACCATAAAGATGTAGGAGTTTCTGTATCGGCTTTCCATATTGCACCCTCGTAAATTAAAGAAGGACTATCTCCGTTAAAAATAGTTTTAGTTTCTTGTGAGATTGAACTTGGTCTGTTTTGTCTTTGTGCTGAATGAAATTCCCCAACTGATCCACTTGTTGAAACTGTTGCATTGTTTTGAATATCTGCGTAAGTAACCTCGTAAAGAGTTGATCCAGAGGATGTTTGTAAGGCTTGATAAATTGTCATACTTACAGCTCCGTCAGCTGGTAAAGCCAAAGATTGAATTGTTACATCAAAGTTTGGGTTTAATCCTAAAATAATTGATGTATCTGTTGCCGTCCAAGTTCCGTCAAATTTTAAATAACTTATTGCTCCAGAACCTTCTGTTAATGTTACTCTAAATTTTGCCTGAGCTGCAACGCTTGAATTTGTTAATCTACCTCTTAAAATAATACTAATTGTATTTCCAGCGTTCAAATCAACGTCATCCGAATACATAATTGGGAATACCGGAGTAGATAAACCACTTAAAATAACTGGAGCCGAAATTAATCCCTCGTTGTCTGTTGGGTCTAAAATAACATAAGGCTCGTTTATAACTGTCCAACCTGGGAAAGTGTAACCGGTGTGAGTTAAATTAGGATTTGAGTTTAATGATTTCAAAAATCCAAATTTATAATTGATTCGAGTTGCCGAAACTGATCCTTTGATTTCTATTTGTTGATTGCCTCCGGCATGATGTGGATAATAATTATCTATTTGGCTACCTAAGTTAAAAGCTAAATTTTTAGTGTTTAATTTAACGTAAGAATTATCCGTTTGACTATATTGTCTAAATTTTACAATATTGTTTTCAAATATCTCACTTGGTCTATAAATAAACCATTCGCCATCCATTTGACAAATAACCGCATTGAATAAATTTAAAATCGAAGTTAAAACCTCGTTGCAATCCATTATTGTGTCGTTGTCATCTTTTACAAACCTATCCACACTAACATAAACCTCGTTTAAAGGATCTAAAGTATCGCTTGGAGTTAATCCTTCGTAATAAATATTTACGCTTGTATTGATGTTCATTTCAAGTCCAGTCCTTTTCAAACAATTATAAACAACGTTAATTGCTTTTTGTTTTCCTATCCAATGCAATCCGTTGCTTTGAACAAAAGCCAAATCTTTTAATAAACCTAATCCGTCAACGCATGATAAATTCAAAATCCATTGGTCTTGTACAAATGATTGATAAACTCCGTCTGGCTTTAAATAGCCGTCAAATAATAGTTTATTTTTTCTATACATTTTTACAGAGAAAGAATTTTCGTCCTCTGTATATAAATCCTCCAAAGTTAAATCGTTTGAAGCGTTTAAAAATAAATTTAAACCATTTCCACGAATAGGCTCTAAATTGTCATTAACTGATCCGTATTGTAACGTGGCATAACCAGAAACCTCTGTTGAGCTTCCGGTATATGCTTTTTGGTAAATTCTTACTGAGTAATCAACTTTTTCTGTATCAGCCCAATCAACTACATATTTAAGTTTGTAATTTACATCTGGAGTATATGCCTCGTCAGAAATTAAAATGTTTTCGTTTGCGTCATCCGGATATGTAATTACAGCATCCTCAAAATTAATTATAACCTCGATTGAGTTTTCAACTCTTGAATAGCTAATAAAAGAACTTGAATAATAAGTAACTAAAAAATTTAAAGTAGCGTCAATCGTTTCTGTTAGAGTTGATTTTCTACCTATTGAAGTATTTGCGACGTCTGAGCCTGAAACGTATTCTAAATTTAGAGTATCGTATCCGTTTGGATATGAAAAGGCAACTGAGTCAATTGTTATATCGTAACTAAAAGCATTTCCCAAAGTTGGGTTTGCTGTAAATTCTATTAAAATTTTTCTTAAAGCCATATTATCCTATTGCTAAGTTTCCGCCTAATCTTTTATTTGCTCCTAATGTATTGCTCAATACTCCAATCAATTTCTGTCCTGATATTTCAAAAACAACTGTTCCGCTATTGTTAAAAGTTCCTCCTTGTGATACTGAGCTTGTTGGAGTTTGTATATCGGCTCCAGTTGACATTGATCCTCTTTGGTTTCCACCTCCATCTACACCATTTGAACTTTGACCAATTTTTTGGCTTGCTTTTGAAGCAATCATTCCTCCAACGCCTTTAAGTATAACACCTCCAGCAATAGCAGCTAATCCAGCTCCAAATCCTGCAACAGTTCCAAATACTTTCATAACTTTACTGGCTAAAACAGCAGCGGTACCGATTTTAATTAAATGATCTCCCATTGCAGCTAACAATCCTCCCAGACCTTGAAGTAAAGCGTTACCCATTGATTGAGCAATATTTGCACCAGTCGCCAACGCTTCGCCTAATGCGGTTCCCATATTTTGAATGGTTCCTACAATTGCATCGCTAATTATTTGGTGCTCTGGAACTAATGCTCTTTGAGCTTCAATAGATTTCAAGCGTTGCTCTTGAGCCATTAAATCGTATTGCTCCTGAGTTATTAACTTGTTTGCTAAATGAGTTTTTAAAAGTACCATTTCAGCTGCCAAGTCATCTCGTAAACCTTCAATGGTTTTCATCCTTGCAGCCTCTTCAGCAGCATAACCAGCTACTGCAATACGGCTTGTTTCGTCGGCTAATCCTTGTTGAGCTTTTTGCCCCTTAAGCATTTCCTTGTATTTTGCCTCTTCTCCCCTTTTAATTATTCCAGCCTCAATATCATAACGACCTTGTAAAGCTGCCTCAGCATTTTTATCAAACTCATTATCTTTTTTAAATGCTTCAACTTTTGCTTTTGGTGCTTCTGCTGCATTTAATTTTATTGATGCTGCTGTAGTTTTGTTGACTTCCTCTTGATATTTTCTTTGAGTGTCAATATTTTTTTTAAGTTCAGACTGTAAATTAAAAATTGTTTGTTTGTAATTATTAACCTGATTTGCACTTGCACCTAAAGCGGCTCCAATCCCACCAGCCGAATAAGCCATTGCTGTATTATTTCTTTGCTTAGCTGCCTCAATCTCGGATTCTCTTAAATCCTTATTTGCTTTAGTTATTTTTTCAGTTATATTAATTTCCTCTTCGGCTAATTTGCTTATTCTTGAACTGTAAGCAGCCGCTTTTGCTTTAGCTAATAAAGCATCTGTAACGTCATCAATAATGTCCTTTAAATCCCCATTTAAAATTTGCTCTTGTGTTAAGTTCCCAAAATAAGCTGGATATGTTTTTTGTAATTCTTTTACAGCTAACATTCTGTCGCTCATTGATATACTTACATTTTTAGCAACGCTGGCTAATGCAGTTAAAGATGAAATTTGTTCAGCTGAATTTTTTGCAGCTTCTGCATTTGCTTCCTGCATAGATTTTGCAAAACCATCAAAATTGCCTCGTATCTTATCAAATACATCTCCAACTGTAATACCTTCCTGAGCCATGTAAGTAAGACCACTAGTTACAGCAGAAAAAGCTAATATAATACCTCCAGGTCCTAATAAAGATGCTCCAATAGCTTTAAATGCGTTTATAGCTCCTCCTGAGCTTTTAGCTAAATATCCAAAACTTTCAGCTGTTGCAGTTAAGTTGTTTCCAATACCTATAATCCCAAAAGGAGCATCCTGAGCAATACGAGAAAATTGAGTTAATGTACTCGATCCGTTTGCTGTTGCTCTTGAATTTGTATTTTGTGCGGCTGAGTTTGTATTTATAGCTTTTGTTAAGCCACTAATATTTGCTTTTGCATCATTAATTTGCGTTTGCAAACCTTTAACGTCAAGACCAATTTTTAAATCGTCAACTTTTTGCTTTTTTAATTTTTCGAGTAATAATTGTGCCTCCGCTAATTTATCTTTTAATTCGCCTATATCAGCTCCTACCTCGATTTGTAATTTAGCCATTTTTTTTCTGGTTTAAATATTCTTTGTATGCTTTTAAGAAGTTTTCTTTTTGCTCATCGCTAACTCCTCGTTTTGTTTCGTTACCTCCCAACTTCATAAACTTGTCTATTGACTTAGGTAACTTTTTAGGGTCTTGGTGTGGAGCTATAAATGCACTCCAAGCTATTTGTCTAACCTTTTCCCATTCTCTTAACTCCATTCTTTTATACGCAAAAAGGCGAATTTGGAACTCTGCGAAAGTCATATCATAAACATCACTTAAACGCAAAATTCCAAGTTCGCCACAAGCAAAAGCGATAACATCCGCTTTAAAATCTATTTCTCTGGATTCACTTTTTTTTTGCTATTGTCAACTGGGACGTCTTTATTCATAGAGTCATTAAAGGCTTTGTGGAAATTATTCCAAAATTCGCCTCCTATACCTCCATTTTCATCAATCCAATCATTCACGTTATACATAGTAAAATCAACTTCCTGAGCCTTTCTTTTGTAGGAGTATAATAATGAATAATACATCATTTTAGGAATTAAAACCGCATCGGCTTGTGTGCCTAATTCGTCAAGTCTTAAACCTGTTCCGTCCAACAATTCATTTAAAAAACCTATTCCAAAATGAAACTCTTTGTCTAATAATACTACTTTATTCATGATTTGATTGTTTGGTTAAAATATGTCTTAGTCTAATGGATCAACTGTTGAAATTAAACCGTCTCCGTTTAATGTAAGAGAGAAAGTTGCCAAGTCATCGCCTGAACCCATATCTAATGATAAGTCAGAAATTAAAGCACTACCGTAGTAAACTGCTCCAGTAACTCCAGTTACTAATTTCCAATTTACTAATGCTTTGTCAAGTTGTAAATCAACTAAAAAGTCGTGAGATACTTTTGTATCGTCTCCTCCTACTGAAGTTGTGTCAATGTACTCTCCTTCAGCGTCTAAAGTGTAAGAGTAGATACCTCCTTGAATTTTTGTAACTCCTGGGTTACATTTTGTGTTTGATTCAATAACCGAAACGGCTGTTGATAAACTGTTAGAAGTCAAACAAGCTACTGGCTTGTAAGATCCTGCGTCTGCTACGTAAAGAATTCCAACTTCTCCTTTGATTGGTGTTGCCATAATATTTTTTTAGTTTAATGTTAATTCCAAAGTTAAAAAACTTCGGTAAATGTTTTCTGTGTCTGTTACTGATTCTAATTGTGTATTGTAGCTCAAATCCTGAGTAACAACGTCAAAATTGTCAATTGAAATTTGAGGTAAAAGTAAATCGTTAACCGCTTGTTCTATATCGTTTAATAATAGTCTACTGCCAGCATTCCCCTGAGAGCTTGTCTTGGTAAATATCTCTATTAAAACGGAAGATTTCCAACGGTACTCGCATTTATTTGCTTTCTCAATACTTTTTGTTTGATTAGTAAGTAAGATGTAGTTTGCAACTTTAGCGTTTCCTGCAATCCTACTATCATAGCATTTAATCGTTTTGCCTGATACAACAATATCATTCAATAGGTCAAAAATTGCCTTTCTAATGTATTTGTCTGGATTAGTTGTTATCATACGTCAAAATTACTAAATTTTTTTATTATATTTTGATAATAATTTTTTTAAGTTATCCAAATAATCTTTTTTACCTTTTGTATAGGCTGGATACATAAAAGGTTGAGCATGAATATTGATTTGTTTTATTCCTTTACCAATAAATTGAGAAGCCAAAGCCTCCCATCCTGCTGGCACATTAACCAATCCTCCGGTCCCAAATTCAACGTAAGGAGCATAACTTTCGTTAGCTGTAATCTTATAATTACTATCTTTTATTTTTGTTGTATAAATGCTTTGTCTTAATTTACCATAATTAACAGGAGCAATTCTTTTTGCGTCTCCTTCAATTTGTAAGGCAGTATTATAAGTTATAGCATCGATTTCCTTTTCAACGTCTTTACTAATTGCTCGAAGCTCTTTTACAACTTGGTCAATTCCTTTAATCGATCCCTTTGCCATTTGCAGTTATATTAATGAATCTGAATAACTCGTCATCATATTCAAGATTGTTAACAACGTATTTATTGCCTCTGTAAACAATACTTAGATTATCCCTATCAACATCAATAGTTGAGTTGTTTCTAATCTTAAAAGAATAATTATCTTTAATATAAGAACCTCCGTTTGCGTTGTCTCTAAATGAACTGGCTTGTTTTACGTTTGCCCAAAAACTCCCAATTAAAACGTCATCAATAGTATAACCGCCAAAACCGTCCTCAACGTTTTCAGTTTTATATATTTCAACTTTTCTGGATAATTCTCTAGCTATCATAAAAATCGTCTGTTAATATAAATAGCTTGCATTACTGCCTCCGGAATAAGCGTTGTATTGACTTGTTTTTCGCTTTCGTAATACCAAACCTTTATCATTTGCAAACATGCCTGTAAAAGCTCGTCTGGAACGTCTGTCGGGTCCTCATACCCAACGTTCAAAGTTACAGTTGTCTCGTTTGGAAATACATCGTAAGTCGAAAAATGAATTACAATAGGATCCGCTGGAGTTACAATTTCATTTATTGGATAATCGTAAACTTTTAAACTTAATTGATTTGTATAAGTAACGTCACGATCATAAAACAAATGATTAGTTCTTTTCTCAACAAAACGACAAGCTCCATTAATCATTGAAATGATTTCGTTGTCATCGTCTGTCAAATCCTCGTCTATTCTTAAATAGTTTTTGACCCTTGCCAGTGTTAATACGTCAATATACGCCATTATTTTTTTGCTTTTGTTGCTTTTTGTTTCTCAACTAATTCATTACGCAAAAATCTTTCAGCATCGTCTTTTGACAATTCAACAAGGTCTCCAACGTTATAATCTTTTTTCTCGTCCGATTTGAAAAATGATTTTATTACAATATAGTTTTCCATTTTCTTTAATATTTTAATTTATACAAATTTATAAAAAAAGCCTATACAAATTGCATAGGCTTTTAATTTTTAAGAACTTACAACTTATGCAGCAGTAAAATCTCCGTAAATGATTGCAGCTGGTTGCTCAACAGCTAATGCAGTTTGAGACTCAATTCGAGCTGTAATATTATTTTTCACGAAGTTAGTTCCTTCTTGCTCAGAGAACTCTAAAGATAAACCTTGAGTTACTACTTTGTTTACTCTTGACCAATCTCCTACGAAATATTTGTTAGCAGCTAACCATGTAGCTTTGTAAACAGCAATTCCGTTGATTCTCAATACACCACCTTCGTAAACAGCGATTCCAGGAAGACCGTATCCAGATGAGCTAGATTTTGCAGTTTTCATAATGTCGTAGAAATCAGAAGGACGCACAACGATTCCGTTTACAGCGTAGTTTGAGTTTTCTAATGTAGCGATCTCGTTGATCAACATTTCGATTTTGTTTTTGTCAGTGATAACTTGAGTAGATGCAGTTGCAGCTCCAGCCAATACAGTATTAAACGCAGAGTTTTCAGCGATAAAATAATCTCTTCTCAATGCGTTTGGAATAAATGAAGTCAAGAAAGGCAAGTTGTTAGCCATTTTCTTACTGTAACGTGTAAAACCAGCAATAAAGTCTGTGTTTACATCTACCATTGTAAAATCGTAGTCTCTTTGTGCTTTAGAAGAACCTTCTGTTTGAGTAGCGATTGAACCCTCTCCAGCTCCCTCTCTTGGGAAAGTATAAGTACCTCCAGAAATGTTAACAGAACCAACTAAGTCAGCAACGTTTACTAATTGACCTGGGATCATTACAGTATTGAAGTTGTAATCTTTTGGTTGAGCACCTGTAAGGTTAGCCAAAGTCATATCTCCAACAGCTTTCACTTGTACAGATTTTCCTGATCTTACTTCTTTGATTTCGTTAAAGTTTTCGTTTAACGCTTTTTCCATTACGTCAAAATAACCAACTGATTTTGTTTCAGCAGTTTTTTCTTGTAATTTAACGTCTAACAAGTCAGCGTGATCTTGAATAGCTTTTAAGTCAGCTTTCAATCCTTCGATTGTTTCGTTGTTTTTTGATTCCATTTTTGCCTCTAATGCTTCGATTAAAGACTTTACTTCTACTGATTGCTCAGCAGTTTTTGTTTCAACTTGTGCTTTGATTCCTTCCAAAGCAGCTTTAATTTCTAATGCTTCCATTTTGTTTTTTTGTTTTAAAGTGTAAAATTTTTCAATGTGTTTAATATAATCGGCTCCTCGTTCAAAGTGGCAACCTCTGCCGGCTCATCTGAAAGTGATTTTAATAGTTGTTCGATATTTCTTAATCTTTGGTCGCTATAATCTAAGTTATACGCTTTCTCGATTAATTCCATAATACCGTAATGTGATTTGATGCTTTTTAAACCTTGTACGGTGCTTAATTCGTTTGCTCCCCAGCTTGACAAGAAAGAGTATTCCATTAACTTGTATTCGTTAATTACCGCCTTGTTTTTAGCGTCTCTTTGTAAAACTTGGTAACCAATACTCAATTCAGCATTTAAACCGCTTTCGTGCATCAATTTTACGTCTGTGAACATGTCTTTACCTAATGGCTTGTTCATGTTAAATTGAGACGTAGTTAATAATCCGTAAGGATCATTTGCGTTTATTTCCAAAGGTACTCCAATCATCATTGTTGGATTGTGGTCCTTTAAAACTCTAATTCTTTTGAAATTTTCCGTTACTGTCTTATTGAAAGAACCTGGAGCCGAAATGTCTCCGTCTGAGTCTTTAAAGTTATAAGCGTTTGCGTAAGCAACCACAATTCCTTTGTTTTCGTCCAAGTCTTTTAAGTCGTAAGATAATTGTTTAAAATCCATATCTTTTATTTTTTAAATATAATATTCCCGTCTTTGTCTTTCTTTGCCTTAAAGGCTATTGTACACCTACAATTTATAACCTGAGAGGCTGTTCCTTTTGGATCGCCTGGGTATTGCAATTGGCTTCCGTCATTCATTATAAACGGATCGTTAAAATCAACAATTTGTCCGTTTTCCAATCTGTGGTCCTTTCTTGTCCTATCGTCTTTGGCTGCAATCCATTCCTTTGTCATTTCAAAGTTTGATTGTGATGCTGCTCTCATTGCTGCGTAAGCTGAAGCGAAAGTTGTTTCAGTTCTCGCTATTCTTAAAGCCTGCCATTTATAAAACTGTTGTGACCTTTGCACTATTTCATAAATTGCGTTTTGTAAATTTATTAAAGACGTGTCGTTCTTTAATTTATCTTCAATAGCTTTAATTATGTCCTCAATTAACGTTCCTCTGACACTTACTATTTTAGCTCCTCCCTCTCCGGACAAAAATACTAAAATATCTTGTAAAAATGAATCCGAAAATAAAACGTTCTTTGTTGTGCGTTCTATTTCCTTTTTTATTCTTTTGTTGTAGTCGTATCCTACTGTCGTATAAATGTCAACGAACATCTCTTTAATCTTATCCTCTGTTATATTAGAGTAAACTAATATTTGATAATTTGATAAAGATATATTATTTAAAGGAATTTCCCCTAAAATCTTTTTTATGTGCTTTTGCACAATCCTGTACGCTTTCCTTTCGTACATATATTGCAAACGCTCCCAGTTTATCATGAATTAGCCTGATCAAAAGCAGTCATCGAAACATCGGTAACTCTTTGTTTATTACTTTCAATCCAAACAGTATCCATTCCGTCCTCCATAATCATGTCATATTTTAAAGCGTGACGAACTTCATTTGGAGTTAATGGTGCTTTACTTAACCATTCCATTTTTTTGCTCATATCCTCTTGCATCTCTGGCAAGTCGTCAATGTCCCACTCAATTACTGCGTTCTCGTAACCTTTGAACTTTTTAATAAAATTTTTATTTAAAGAGTCTTGTAATAAAACAAGGTCCGGCAAAATATTATCTGTAATAGCTTGCTTTCTGGCTTGGCTTGTGTCTGTACTTCCCAAACTTGCTTTTCCGTCATTATTCAATAACTCATCCGGCCAGTTTAAAACGTTGCAAATTGCTTTTTGATCAAACTTTAAATAATCAAACGGTTTTAATTCGTCTGTTGTCAACGATATTCTTGTAAATGCTAATTCCCCACTTGCTCCAGCAATTCGACTCAATCTCTCCGGACTTGCATCCATTTCAACCAAACGCTCTTTTAAGCTGTTAGCTTGGTCAACTGACAAAGGAGTTCCTTTTCCATGAATAAAGCCAAAAGCTCCTCCATTTTGCAAAGTTTTAACGTTGAGGTCAATTCCGCTATTAGAACTATTTATGTTTCTTAAAGCGGCTCTTAATGGGCTCATTCCGTACAAATGCGATCCTGAAAGGTCGAAGTTTGGATTTGAGTATTTAATATGAATTACGTCTTTTGCTTTGAATTTAATCAAACTATTCCCCTCAATTAAAACATAGTGATCAATTGGGCTTTCAGTGCTTAACATGTTCGCCTTTTCTTTTAATACAATTTGCATTAAGTGAGCTGGCAAAACATATAATTGAACTGGGACTCCGGCATTCGCTCCCTCTTCCGGACTTAACAAATAAAAATAACAGTTTCCTGTTAGTTTCATATAAGTTTTATAAAGTGCCCAAACATCACTCCACGTCTGAGTTGTATTCGGTTGCTCCAATGGAAAAGCCAAATCAACCTCATCGTAAGATTTCTTTTGTAAGTTTGCTTTTTTGATTTGCTGTATAAAGTCAAAATTTCCAGCAGTTGCCCGTTGGAAATTCTTTAGTTTTTTGTAGCTTTCTTTATCATTTACAATTTTAACCTCGTATGGAACTGAAACTGTTTTAGTTGCCATTTGAGTAATACAAGCGAAAACGTCTGGGTTTGTATTGTATCCTTTGTTGATATAAGTTTTATTATCTACATCGTAAGATGTATAACCTGCTCCTAAATAGCTAAAAAATGCTTCGTTATAAACATTTTTGCCCATTAACTTGCCTGTTAAATTTTGTAGTATATTGTTGATAGTCTCTTTCATACGTCAAAGATATTAAAAAAAAAAATATTAAAACGTAAAAAATGTTTGTTCAAAACAAAAATACATTCGCATCATTAATGCGTCACTATAATCTGGCGACCTCCCAATCGATTGTTTTACCATTTCTTTTGATATTATTCGGAGCTTTCCGTCGCTATCAATCTTATCTCTTTTGACCATTTCGAGCTCCTTTGTTATGTCATCAATTATTGTTTGTTCTTGGCACTTAATATAAATTTGATCGCCTTGTATTAACTCGGCTAATTTAAAATAACATTGCGTTTTTAAATTTTGGAATTGTACGATTTGATTTTCTACCAATAAAGGTTTTGAATTGTTTATAAATCCTTTACAACCTTTCAGCATATCGACAACACCTCCTCCAACTCCGTCTTCATCAATTATTACGTTTGACATCGTTACTTTGTATTTGTTTGCCAACTCTCTTATAAGCTGAGCAATTTCTACAATTGATGATTTGTTTAACGAAACTATATCAACAACTCTAAAACCGGACCAAACGCAAATAACCATTTTATCCGATCCAAAACGAGCGATATCGGCACTAATGTACATTTGCCCTCCCTCAATAAATTCGTTGGTAAAAACGTTCTGAATTTTGTCAAAATCAATAAGTTTTGACGGGTCGTTATCATACTCCCAATTTCCGTAATATAAACGTTGTTTGCTATTTTCGTCAAGTGACAAAAGCGACTCTAAATAAGAAGCTGGTAAATGTGGATTGTCCTGAGGTAAAGCCTGAATGAACTTTTTATCTATTTCAATCGTTCCGTTTTTTTGTTTTATGTAGAATTGATTATAAACCCAATTCTTTGACGGGTTGCACGTTCCTAATAACTTAGGTATTAAATTATATTCGTTTAATTTGTATCTAATACGTGATTTTAGGATTTGCCAAGCCTTGTGGCTTATTTGGTTACACTCATCAACAAACGCTCCGGTTATCTCCAACGAACCTAAGCTGTCAAAGTTTGGATCGGCCGGATACAAAAATAAATCCTTAAGTAGGATTTCGCTTTTGTTATTCCATGTAATTACACCAGATTGTGAATTGTAGTGGTATTGGTTTAATAATTCGAGTTTTGTAGTAAGCTCAAAAAAAGTATTTAAGGTTGTTTCTTTTAAAGCTTTTAATTTAGCTCTCCCCATTAACCAACGAGTGCCTGGGTACCTTTGTGATTGCTCAATAAGCCAAAGAATGCCTAAAGCGGACTTTCCACCTCCGGCAGCTCCTCCGTAAACAATCTCTTTGGTTTGGTTATCTTTTAAATAATAAACTGCGTTTTCCTGTTTACTAATTAGCTTCATTCGGTTTTATTCCCTCTCCTAAATTAATAACTTGTATCTTTTCCCCTCCGGTTGTATGGTCATTATATTGCATTGAAAGTTTTTTCAATTCCTCTGGAGTTGCAATCAATTTCATTAATGCCATTTGCAAAGCTGGAGCGTTTGATTTGTACCATTTAGAACGCATTGAAACTTTTAGTTCTGTCCGGTTTGTTTCTAACAATCCTTTTAGTTCGTTAAGTTCGTTAGAGTCAGGATTAAAGAAATCGTAAAAAGTTGGTTTTGAAATTGGCAAAAAAGCCACAATGTCCTCAATAAAAAATAGCTTATGTTTTACTATAACTTCCTTTGCCTGTTCAAATATTTTTTTCCTATCGTATGCCATTCTAATTTTTTTTATATATTTGTCAAATCAAATGCGATGTTAGTGTAATGGTTGCACGCTTGACATTCCAGTTAAGAAGTAAAGTTCGAATCTATTACATCGCTCTCATTTAAACCCTGTCTTTCGGATAGGGTTATTTTTTTGCCTTTATACATTCCAGCTCCAATATCGTCAATTTTAGTAAAAGGCAAAACCGGAACTGTGATTTGACAACTTTTGTCAATTAAGTAAATATATTTTAATTGAAAACCATCAAGCCTTTCAATTTGGTTTCCTCTACTTCTAATTAACTCAAGTTCTTTATCTCCTATACACCAACTTTTTGAAACTCCTCTATCCCATAATACTTTGCCATGTATGTTTTCTCCATTATAATTAAATATACCGTTGTTTTCTTTTATACCAATTAATTTAAAGCCGCTGGCTCTGTAAATTGTACCGTCTCCACAACTTGCACCGTCTGAAAAACTTAAAATCCATTTAATTTGAGGAGCATTTTTTTTAATTAATTTTATTGTTATTGCAATACAACGGCTTTCACTATATTTTGGTAAATAGTCATCAAATGCCATTCTGTTAAGCTCAATCATTGAATTCCATTCGCTATCTTTTACAAGTTGTAAAACATTTTTTTTAACAAAAGGACTTCCATAACTTAAAACTCCATGCAATTTATTATCTAAAAAACATCCAAAATGTAAAGTTGAGTTTGGAACTACTTTACCGCTGTAATGGTTTTTCTTTATAAACTCATTTGCAATCTTTGACGGTATTACTTTGACTAATATTTCCTTTGCTCTACCCATTGCATGATAATTAAATAAAGTGCGTTTCCATTTGAGTTTTCATTTCCCATTGTCTCAGCGTATTTGTATTCCTCTGTTGCTTTGATGTCTGCTATTGCGTTTTTTATTTGCTCAGATTGTTCGTCTGCTAAAGTAAAAGTCATTTGTTGAAAAGGCGATTTGTCTCCGTCTGGCAAGCTGAAATCCTCTCCGTATTCATCTGCATCAATATCAAAACCCACAAGATCTAATCCCCAATCCTCAAGTTGTTCGTTATCCCATTCGTTTGCTAATACTTCAAAATCCCATTCCCCACCACTTGTATTGTCTTTAATTAAAAACTCTTTTTGTTGCTCCTCTGTTAGATTGTCGGCTACTATTATTGGTATTTCTTTTAATCCGGCTTCCTTACATGCTTTGAATCGCATATTACCTCCAAGTATTACCATATCGCTATTAACTACAATTGGTCTAATATCTAACATCTCTGGAAACTCTTTTATAGATTTTACCAGCTTTTCAAATTTGTCGTCTTTTATTAAACGTGGATTGTTTGGGTTGAGTTTTATCTCGCTGATTTTAAATTTCTGCATGTGTTTTGATTATCGTTTGTTTATTGTATTGTATTTGCTTAATGCGTCTCCTTTGTTTACTAAGTTATAAATTCCGAATTTAACCGGTCTTCCATGTTTATTAAGTACATCTCTAAAATTACACTTAATTTCTATTTCGTGGTCTAGTCTTAACTTTGAAATTATTGCAGTGATATTTAAACAACCAGTCATTTGCATTAAATCCAATCGAGTAGCATAATTTTGATTAATTAACTCAAAAAGTATTTCAGCCTTTTGATTGTTTGGTTTGTCTAAGTCAAATCTGTTTCTGGTTTTAAAAAGGTTAAGCATAGTTTTTGATTTTAAATTTATATTTGTTTTAATTTATTTTGGTAAGTATTTGATGCTTCTTCAATAGTTTTAAAAAGACCTAAAAAAATTCTTTTGCCATTAATATAAATTTGAGATCTATATTTTTTCATTTGTTTATCAAAACAAACTCCAACTGGCAATCCACTTTTAGTTGTTCTTGCTTGTGACATATTTTCTCTATGAGTTCCTATTTTTAAATTATTTAAATTATTATTTAAAGGATTGTCATCTAAATGCATTACAACTTTTTTATGCCCATTAAATTTGTAATTTAAAAATGCTGAAGCTATTAACTGGTGCAATTTAATTTGTTTAGCTTTTAATCCTTTTATTTGAATCCCTATTTGCCTATAACCTTCAGATGTTAATTTTAATTTACTAAAATTTACTTCGCCAATTTTACAATTAAAATGATCACCATACCAATCAACTTTAATTTTTCTTACTTTGCCACATTTTGTAACTTCAACGTTTGTTTCTAATCCGTTGTAATAAACTGCTTTCCATTCCATAAAATAAAACCAGCATGTCAAAAGGTAGTCGTCTTTATCAATGCTGGAATTTATATAAATTTTTAATTGTAGCGACTACTCTACAAAGCAAAGATAATTATTTTTTAATTAATAAATACAAAATTTAAGGTTATTAAAAAAATAGGGGCGTTCAAAGTAAACAACCCCTATCTTACCATGTTAACCAAAACATAATTCAAAATCAATACAAATGTAGTATTTTTTTTGAATCAGTTTCAATTTAGATTGTTTTTAGTTAAAAGTTTTTTCAATTGCTATTTTTCCAATAACCTCAAAAACTACATATTTAAAAATACTTTCTTGTTCTTTTTGACTTGCCTTAAAAAACTCAGTTTTAAATTCTTGGTTGTCGCTTAAAAAATTATTAAATGATCTTAATAAAACTTTTTGATTTGCAAATAATTCTTTTTGAGTTGATTCTAAATTGTTTAAAAATGTTTGAGTTGTCATGATTTTGATTTTTTGTTTTGGTTATAATTTTAATTTCTTTGTCAAAATTAATAAATATTTTTTAATTACAAAATAAAAATCAATTTTTTTTTATTTTTTTTTATTCCTCTTTTACAAATTGCCCGTTGATCATTTGTCCTTTACGTTTTGATATTACGTTATAGGCACTTAATAAACACTCTTCAAGGCTCAAACCTTGCATTTCAGCTTGGATAATTATTGTAACTAATATATCCCCCAAATCATCACATGCTCCAATTTTATCATCTTTATGAATTGAATTTATAAGTTCCCCAACCTCTTCTAAAGTTTTTAAAGCCTGAGACATTTTGTTTCCTTTTGTGAAAATTTCCTTATCATTTGCCCATTTTATAACCAATTTTTCTAATTCATTGTATTTCATAATTACTTTTTTTTGTTTGATTTTCCTTTACCTATTTTTAATTTTTCTATGTTGTTGTTAAAATCTTCACGAGCTTTTATAGCTTCCTCTTCCGTATCGTAAGTGCCAACACTATATCTTTTGTTATTATATGTTACTCTTGAGGTCCATTTATTTATTCCTGTATGAAATCCAACTCCAATTGTATTTGAAGTTGATTTTTTTTGAATAACCTCTTTTTGATAATGTAAAACATTTTCGACATTTGTAAGCATTTCCAAATTAGAAACATGATTATTTGTTTTATTAAAATCAATATGATTAACTGTCAAATTTTGATTAAAATTTTCAATAAAATACATTGCAACTAATCGATGAGTTTTTATTGTTTTTATTTTTTTATCTAAAACTAATCCAACTCTTAAATAGCCTTTTACATCTTTGCTTTGTTTATAATTTACATTTTGATATAATTTATGAAATGGATTTTTACATCTAAAATTTCCAAAATTACTTATTTCATAATCATAATCGTAACCAATTACTTTTTTCCAAATTTCTTTTTTTTCCATAAAATAAAATACCCATCATTCAAAAAGGTGGTCGTCTTTTATCCTGATGGGATTTCAATTAATATTTTAAATTGTAGCGACCACTCTACATATGCAAATATAATAAATTATTTCTTTATCAAATACTTAATTGGTTTTGTGTCCTTGTGTTTTTCTGCTAATTCCTTAGCCTCTTTTTTTAATCTCTTTTCCTGTTCGAAAATATTTTCGTATCTTTTATCAATTTTTTTCACAACTTTTCTATTTCTTGTTTAACTGCGTCCCAATAAGTTTTTTGAGGTTTATACCATCCATATCCTTCAAGTTGTTCTATTACCTCATCAACTGCTATTAATGCACATTGTTTTGCGTTTTTATCATTTATATAAGAATCAAAATTTTTTAAATGTCTATATTTATAAAATAATTCTTCTGCCTTTTCTTCTGCTGTCATAGTTTTTCTATTTCTTTTTTAACTTCTTGCCAATAATCAATACTTTCTTTTGTTGCTATTTCTTTTGCAACACTTAAAATAGCATCAACTGCCATTAAAGTGCAATTTTTTGCTACATAATGACTACAATTATGGTATTCGTCTGAACTATTATAAGACATTTTATAAAATAACTCTTTTGCTTTTTCTTTTGCTGTCATAACTTATAAATTTAATTTGTTGGCTTTGCTTTGTACAATTACATATTGAAAGTCAACTTTGTTTTTTATTTCCATTTCTGTCATTTGTCTGAATAAATCCAAACGATCCTCCAGCTTTACAATCTCTTTGCAAAGGTTTCCAACGTATTCAATTCGGCAAATCTTTAAATACTGTTTATACAACCTCAACTGTAATTCAATTCTATTTCTTTGCGTCTTATTCGTCATCGTCTTCGTATAAATAAACAAGTTGTTTGTTCTCTGAGTACTTTTGATTGTTTATGTAATTATAAATTTGCTGTTTTGTCATTCCTGTTTTCTCAGCACAATCGGCAACGGATTCAAATATTACTCCGTCTGACTTTCTTAATACCTTTTTTAGTGTATAATCTTTTTTTGGTATGTAGTAATTGTTTTTAACTTTTTTTCCCATTTTAATCCTTTCCAGGACCATTATATCCATTTCGGTATATTGTGAGTGATGTTTGTTTAAAAGTCTATGATTCTTTATTCCTGCCTCGGCAAAGATTTAATTTATGATTTTGTTGGTTAACATGGTATTATAAATAATTCAATTTTGATTCAAATATTAAGTACTCCTCTTTTTTGTCGTATCTTTTAAATGCCATTATAATATTCACTTTATCAATATTATAACATTTAGCTTTGCCAATTATTGCGTCTGGAAATATATTTAATTGATCAATTCGGTTTCTTATTTCTTTTGGATAGGTGCCTAAGATATAACTTATTTCGACACAATTATAATATTTAACTGGCATTTCTCCCTCTGGGACTTTTTTTACTTTCATTTTAATTCTATTCCTGTTAGTGCAAAATGTAGATTTTGCAATTGATGTACTGATTCAACTTTAAATTCCATTTCATACTCAAACCATTTATCTGTACCGTCATTACAAAAATAAATATGAACTCCGTCTTTATGTAAGTATTCAAAATCATCCCAACCTATTGAATAACTAAACCCTAATTTAATCAACCATTTTTTAGTTAATAGTATTGGTTTATAATAAACTTCCCAACATCCTAATATATCTTTTAAAATATCAATATTAACTTCTACTATTTCAAAAGTTCCGTCACTAATTTTATTTCCATTATAATCAAAATCTATTCCGATTTCGCTTATATAATTCCCTAATCTTAATTCTTGTGCTTTCATTTTATAATTAGTCTTTTTTCTTTTAATTCTCTTAAATAAGGTTTCTTTTGTTCGTCTTCGCTCCAGGCCTGTATTAAATCCTCCAGCTCTAATCTGGTTATTCCCTCTGTAATTTTGTTGATGTAATTTAAAACTCGGTCACGAAATGAATTTCCAACCTGTATTTTTTCGTATGATTTTTTGACGTCTTCAATACTTAGTAAACTCTCTTCAGTTTGTTTCTTTTGTTTTAATTGTTCTCGTTCCCTCGCTTCTGCTTTCATTTCCATGTACATCGGGAACCATTCGCCAAATATTAAATTGCTATCAACTCCTCGCTTTGTAGTTCCAAACGTTCCGCTCCTTGCCAATTTAAAAAACAAAACAATATCTTCTAAACTTTCGTAAGTAAACTTTTCAATTGTATCGCAAGTCAATATCTCCAATTGAGATTCGTTTAATTTAGTGCTAAAACCAAAAGAGTCAATAAAACGGTTTACTAATATTCCAACGATTGTAAATCCAATTTGAGAATTTTCGTTTTTAAAAGTAGATCTCATAATCGGCTTATCCAAAGTTTTATCAATTGACAAATCTAATTCGTAAAAACCTAAATTTATATTCTTTGTAATTATCGCCTTAGCTAAATCTAAAGTTTCTTGCCGTTTCTGAATTAAAGATGTCACTTGCAAGTTGCTCAGGTGTTTTTTCGACTCTTCCATTGTTAAAAGTATTTGTTTGTTTTAAATTATCAACC